CAATAATGCACGTGTTAGCTATGCCCAAGAAATGAAAACAATGCTTGGGGGTTCAAGCACTCAAGCAGGAGCATTTGGTAGAAACTTAAACCCTAAATTTGTTGATGCTTTTGTTAATGGTGATATGGACAAAGTTAAAAAATTCTTAGGCGATGATCTTTTCAAAGTATTTACTGACACTGATTTGGCTAACAGAATACCAGGTAAGTATTTTACACCCGATAGAGAACTCTACGCTTTGTCACAAAAATTAGGTGATGATTACGGTAGAGAGTTTTCATTCACAGAGTTTGCAGATGATGCATTCCGTAATTCTTTAAAAGGTAAAGGGAAGGCTGGATATAGAGAGATGACTCCTGAAAATTTCTATTTTTTAAACTCACCTGGAACAGAACTTAATAAAATATATCCTGACAACGCAGAAACACGTGCAGTCCTTAAAGAAATATACGACAGACGTATTGCTATAAACAAAATACAAAACAAAATACTAGGTAAATCACCTGCCTCAAGAGGTGGTTTTGTAGATCCAACACAACAAAAAGCCGTACTTAAAAAGCTTAAAGACTATAACAAACAAGTAGATCTAGTAAACAAAGCCCTTGCTGATGGCGTTCCTGTAGACATAGATAAAATATCAGACGCACTGAACGAAGATGTGTTGCGTTTTGGTATAGATAAGCTAGATATAACACCTAGAGATATAGAGCGTATAACAGGCAGACCTTTCTCTGAATCTTTAGATAAAACTACAGAAGAGATATTTTATACACCAGATGGTTCTGGAGGACTAAAATACTTTGATGTTCCAAATAATCCAGCAGACTTAGCTAAAGCTTACTTTGATGATATAGCTGGACAAGGAGGCACCATGCTTGAATTAGCTGACGGTGTTAAAGCTTTGAAGAAAGCTGTTAGTGTTAACGCTAAAGACTTTGGCATGAAAATAGATCCATACTTTGATGGCGGTAATTCTAAGTATATGAAGCTACCTGTAAGAGCCAGAGTTCTTGATGCTTACAGAAAAGGCAGACAAGGTGTGCATATTGGTAATAAACAAGCACAAACTGAGGGTAGTCCAACAAGAATCGTACAACAATACACTAGCGGTGAGAAAGAAATACAAAAGATATTAGATGAACTTATACCAAACAGAGCTAATCAAAAGGGTATGATTTCTAAAGTAGAGGGCACAGATAGCGAATACGATGGAACTTACCTTAAATTTACTGATGATTTAGTTGAAGCTATCAAAGATAAAGGTATTGACGCTTTCAAACTAGGTGGACCTGTAGAAATAGACAGGATGTTAGCTGAGTTATGAACCTAGCACACTTATCGGATCAAGAGATAAAAGAAACTCTGGTTCTCAAAGAACGCCTCCAAACCCTTGAAAAACAGTCAAAATGTCAAGAAAGTTTCTTAGAATACATTAATTATATGTGGCCAGAGTTCATTTGTGGCCGTCATCACAAGATATTCGCAAAGAAGCTTGAAGACGTAGCAAACGGCAAAATTAACCGTTTAATCGTCAATATGCCACCTAGACACACCAAGTCTGAGTTTTGTTCGACCTATTTTCCTGCCTGGATCATGGGTAAACAGCCGAATCGTAAGATTATGCAGACCACCCACACAGGCGAACTAGCTGTAAGGTTTGGTCGTAAGGTCAGAAACATGATGGATACCGACAGATATAAACGTATCTTTACCGAAGTACAACTGCAAGCTGATTCTAAATCTGCTGGTCGTTGGGAAACGAACAAAGGCGGTGAGTATTTCGCTGCTGGTGTCGGTGGTGCTATTACAGGTCGTGGTGCGGATCTGCTGATTATAGACGACCCACATTCAGAACAAGACGCTTTGAGCCCTAGTGCGTTAGAATCTTGTTGGGAATGGTACACATCTGGACCTAGACAGCGTTTGCAACCAGGTGGAGCTATTATTCTAGTGATGACACGTTGGTCATCTATTGATTTGACAGCAAAACTGCTTGACGCACAGAAAGAAGATAACGCTGATCAGTGGGAAGTTGTAGAGTTTCCTGCTATCTTTCCTGAAACCAACAATGCTTTATGGCCTGAGTTCTGGGAAATATCTGAGCTAGAAAAAGTAAAAGCCTCGCTACCTGTGCAGAAATGGAATGCACAGTGGATGCAGACTCCTACTTCAGAAGAAGGTTCTATTATCAAGCGTGAGTGGTGGAACATCTGGGATAGTGAAGCTATGCCACCGGTGAGCTATATCATTCAAAGCTACGATACGGCTTTTTCTAAAAAAGAGAACGCTGACTACTCGGCTATATCCACATGGGGTATTTTTAGACCAACGCCTGATTCACCGGACTGTATTATTTTGCTCGATGCACAAAAAGGCAGATGGGACTTTCCTGAACTCAAACGTATAGCCTATAACGAATATAAATACTGGGAACCGGACATGACACTGATTGAGGCAAAAGCCTCTGGTACACCCCTTACTCATGAACTAAGAAGGCTCGGCATACCTGTTGTGAATTATTCACCAACTAGAGGACACGATAAATCAACCAGGATGCATTCGGTTGCACCTATATTTGAATCTAACCTGGTTTATGCACCAGAACGTAAGTTTGCTGAGGAAATGATTGAGGAATGTGCGTCTTTTCCTTTTGGTAAAAATGATGATTTATGTGATACTATGACTCAAGCCCTCATGAGATTTAGAGAGGGTGGCTTAGTTTCTCTGGATGATGATTATATGGACGAGGAAAAAGCACCGATTAGAAGGGTATATTACTAATGGCGATAGATAAAGAAATTAATCCAACAGTTCTCAACGAAGAAAACCAAGTGCCTTTAGGTGATGAAGGAATGGAAGTAGCATTAGCTGCAATTGAAGAAGCTGGTATGGAAGACTTTGTGTTGCAAGAAGACGGCAGTGCAATATTAGAAGCTGATATGCAAGAACCCATGGAAACAGGGTTCAACGAAAACTTAGCTGAAATGTTAAGCGACTCAGATCTTGGAAGAATAGCTAACGAACTTGTAGACGGTATTGATAGAGACAAGTCATCACGTGAAGACTGGGAAAAGACTTACACCGATGGTCTGAAATATCTAGGTATGAAGTTTGACGATGAAAGGTCTGAGCCTTTTGAAGGTGCATCTGGAGTCATTCATCCGTTACTAGGTGAAGCAGTCACAACTTTCCAAGCACAAGCATACAAAGAATTATTACCATCCGGTGGACCTGTAAAAACACAAGTTATTGGTGCATACGATACTGCGGTAGAAGAACAAGCACAAAGAGTCAAAGACTTTATGAACTATCAAATTGTTCATGTGATGGAAGAGTTTGATGAAGAATTAGATCAGATGCTCTTTTACTTACCACTTGCAGGATCTGCATTTAAGAAAATTTACTACGATGAAACCTTAGGTAGAGCTGTATCTAAGTTTGTAGCACCTGAAGATTTAATTGTGCCTTACTATACAACTGACTTAGAGACTTGCCCAAGAATTACTAACGTAGTCAAAATGCCAGAAAACGAAGTTAGAAAACTTCAAGCTATTGGTTTTTACCGCAAGATAGATATAGATACAGGTGAAGAACCTGATATGTATTCTGAAGCTAAAGAAGAAATCAACAAGTTATCAGGTATGGAGCCATCTTACGATGACGGAGAGGTATCTATTCTTTACGAGGTTCATTGTAATTTAGACATAGATGGCTTCGAAGATACAGATGAGAATGGTGAGCTGACAGGTGTAAAACTTCCATATATCGTAACGATTGACTCAGGATCTAACGAAATACTATCTATCCGTAGAAACTTCCAAGAACAAGATCCTATGAAGAATAAGATTGAATACTTTGTCCACTTTAAGTTTTTACCAGGACTAGGTTTTTATGGGTTTGGTTTAACTCATATGATAGGTGGTTTATCTAAAGCTTCTACCTCAATACTAAGACAGCTTATTGACGCTGGTACTCTTGCTAACTTACCTGCTGGTTTTAAAACTAGAGGTATAAGAATTAGAGATGAAGATACACCGATTCAACCAGGTGAGTTTAGAGATGTTGATGCTCCTGGTGGATCATTAAGAGAATCTATCCAACCACTACCATTTAAAGAACCTAGTGGCACTTTATTAAACCTTTTAGGTATTTTAGTAGACGGTGGTAAAAAGTTTGCATCTATTGCTGAAATTAACACAGGTCAAGGCAATCCAAATGCACCTGTAGGTACAACATTAGCTTTATTAGAAAGATCTACTAAAGTTTTAAGTGCGATCCACAAAAGATTGCATAATTCACAGAAAAAAGAGTTTAAGTTACTTGCACAAGTATTTAAGGAGTACCTCCCCCCTGAGTACCCTTATGCCGTAGCTGGTGGCAATGCTGCGATAAAATTATCCGATTTTGACGATAATATAGATATATTCCCCATCTCTAACCCCGATATATTCAGTCAATCTCAACGCATTGCCATGGCTCAAGAAATGATGCAGTTAGTACAATCTAATCCAGAGGTGCACGGTCCTAATGGAACTTATGAAGCATACAAAAGAATGTACTCAGCTATTGGTGTAGATAATATTGAGAAGATATTAACACCACCACCCCCACAAGATCCTACGCCATTAGAAGCTGGCTTTGAAAACAACAAGTTATTACTAGGCCAACAAGCTCAAGCTTTTGGTCAACAGAACCATGATGCACATATAGCAACGCATATCGCTTTGTTAAAAACACCTCCTGTGCAAATGAACGCCCAGGTCCAGGCTTTAATACATTCACACATAATGCAACATTTGCAAATGAAAGCAGATACTATGGCCGAACAACAAATGCCACCTGAGGTTATGCAACAGTTCCAGCAAATACAACAGCAAGCTCAACAGGCTAATCCTGCTGAAGCACAACAGATGGTGCAACAAGCAGGTGATATATTGGCACAGTTCTCTGCACCGATTATGGCAGAGCTTATTACTCAATACAGTCAACAGGTAGAAGATCCAAGTGATGAAGATCCATTAGTAGCCATAAGAAAACAAGAACTTGCACTCAAAGGTCAAGAGTTATCCATGGAACAACAACAGTTTTTACAAGAAGAAAAACGTAAAGCAATGGAAGCACAAAGACGTATTAATGTTGACAGAGAAAGAATAGAGTCTATGGAAGATATAGCAGATTTACGTGATGAAACTGCTAGAGCAAGACTAGAACAACAAGCACGTTTTAAAATGCTAGATATGCAAAATAAAAATTAAAACTTGCAAATTGCAAAATAAATAAACATAATAAAAAACATGATTAAAAGAACAGAGATAAGTCAACAGAAAACACCCAAAGTTTTGAAAAACAAAAATAGCTACAGCAACAAAGGCAATGGATCTTTGAAAACTAAAGCTGGTACTTTTTCAGCCAATACTAAACCTCAGCCTGGCATGGGCAAAGGTAAAGCTAGAGGTATGGGTGCTGCCGAGTTCGGTGGCAAGTTTTCTGGCATCTATTAATGGATCCAGTTTGGCTGGCTAACAAGTTTTTAAAAGAACTTGAAGCCAGGAGAGAGGACACCAAAGATGCTATGTTAGCAGGGTGTAAAGACTTTTCTCAATATGAATATCTGCGTGGGCGTTACAGTTCTCTAGCTGATGCAGAAAATATATTTAGAGAACTGCTAGGAAAAATACAACAAGATGAGCAAGATACAAATCCCTGATCATGTTGCAAAATCGATTGAAGCAGAGCAAAAAGCGAAACAACAAGAGATAAAACAACAAGAAGAAACAAAAACCGAAGAAAGCAATGAAAATGTTGCTTATGTCAAAGAACAAGCAAGGGTTTTAGACCCCACACTTTTAGAAAAATCTTTTTTAGATCGTATGCCCCAGCCTACAGGTTGGCGGATACTTATATTACCTTACAAAGGTAAAGCAGTTACTGAAGGAGGAATCCACTTAGTTCAATCAACTGTAGATAGAGAATCTCTAGCTACTGTAGTTGGCTATGTAGTAAAAATGGGTCCTGATTGCTACAAGGATGCAAGCAAGTTTGATCATCCTTGGTGTCAGGAAAAACAATGGGTATTGATAGGCAGATACGCTGGTGCTCGTTTCAAACTTGGTGATGAGTCTGAATGCAGAATCATTAACGATGATGAAGTGATAGCTACCATCTTAGATCCTGACGATATTCTTGCAGTATAAGGAGAAATAATGGCTGAAGAAAATGCAAAGGTTGTAGAAGAAACAGAAGTAGAAGAAGGAGAGATTGTTGAAATAGAACCTGTTGAAGAAGCAAAAACACAAACGAAGATTCCTATGGAGTCTGAAGACAAAGAAGCAGATGAACAGATAGAAGATGTATCTGATACACCTGAAGCAAAAAAAGAAGACGAATTAGAAGATTATTCTAAAAGCGTTCAAAAAAGAATTAATACGCTTACTAGAAAACTAAGAGAAGCTGAAAGAGGCCAAGAGTCTGCATACGAGTATGCAAAAAGGACTGCTGCCGAGAATGAACAGCTTAGAACAAGAAGTTCTAACCTTGACAGATCCTATCTTATGGAAGCTGAAAACAGGTTAAAGTCACAAAAACAACAAGCTATGACTGCTTTAAAAGCTGCACATGAAAACCAAGATTATGAAAAGGTTGCAAAAGCACAAGATGTTTTAGCTAAGATTGCTGTGGAGGAAAACAAGATTGTTTCTTCAAAAACAGCAATAGAACAACAACCAGTACAACCAACAAACATACAGCAAAACGTACAACAACCTGCACCACAATACCAAGCTCCACCTAAGCTAGATGAAAAACAAGAAACATGGGTAGAGAACAATAAATGGTTTGGTGAAGACGAAATTATGACGTTGGCTGCTTTTACCATAGATCAAAAACTTGTTGCAGAAGGATACGATCCTAAAACAGATGAGTATTACTCTGAAGTTGATAAAAGATTGCGACAAGAATTTCCACACAAGTTTGAAGAGTCTTCTGCTAAATCGAAGCCTCAACAAAAGGTGGCTTCGGCAGGCAGAGTAGCAGGTAATACCAGCTCAAAAAGACAAGTTAAGTTGTCGCCAGCAGAAGTTCAAATGGCAAAAAGATTAAACGTACCCTTAACAGAGTACGCAAAATATGTTAAAAGGTAATAGTTATGACTGAAAAAGATAACAACAATTTAAACAGAACACCACGTTCTGCCGACACTCGAGCTACTAAAGAAGCTCGCAAACCATGGAGCCCGCCATCAATGTTGGACGCTCCTCCTGCCCCTGAAGGTTATACCTACAGGTGGATTAGAGCCGAAAATGTAGGTCAAGAAGACAGGAAAAATGTAACTTCAAGATTAAGCGAAGGTTTCGACCTAGTAAGATTAGAAGAGTTACCTGATAATTTCCAGGTCAAATTTGATTCTATACAAGAAGGCAAACATTCAGGAGTAGTAGCCCGTGGTGGTTTGCTTTTGGCAAAGATTCCTAATGAAACTCGTGAAGAAAGAAACTCCTACTATGCTTCACGTGCTCAAACCCAGCAAGATGCTGTGGACAATGATCTTCTTAGAGAGTCTGACCCTAACTCACCGATTTTAAAACCGGAGAGGTCAAGCAAAGTAACTTTTGGAGGTGGTCAACGTAGTTGATCATCAAAATTTTAATAACAAATATAAGGTGACTTATTATGGCTAACAAAAATGCCCCGTTTGGAGCAAGAGTTGTAGGCAAATTAGGTTCTGGTGTTGCTAATGGCGGTACTACAGAATACGAAATTGCCTCAGGTGCTTCTGGGAATATTTTTTCAGGCGATTTAGTTAAAATGACTAACACAGGTACTATTTTAGTAGCTGCTGCTGGTGATGAAGCTTTAGGTGTGTTTAGAGGTTGTTCTTTTACAAACTCTGCGGGTGAGACTGTTTTCAGTTCTTACTATCCTGATGGCACTGTATCGTCTGATATTAAGGCATTCGTAATAGATGACCCTGATGCTGTATTTGAAATTCAAAGTGCAGGTTCTCCAGCTCAAACTGATGTCGGTTTGAACGCTGATATTTCTTATACTTCTGGCTCAACCAAAACTGGTATGTCAGCAGTTGAATTATCAGGAACAACAGCAGCTACAACTGCTACGTTCAGAATCATGGGCTTTTCGAGTGACCCAGATAACAGTACAACAGGTTCAGCTAACGTGAATGTGATTGTTAAATTTAATGAGCATTTTTATGTCGATCCAACAGGAGTATAAATAATGGCAATTAATAGATCGCAATTAGCGAAAGAACTAGAGCCAGGTTTGAATGCTTTGTTCGGCATGGAATATGCTAGATACGAAGCTCAACATACAGAAATTTATGAAACAGAAACTTCTGATAGAGCGTTTGAAGAAGAAACTCTAATCGTAGGGTTTGGTAATGCGGAAGTAAAAGCTGAAGGTAGTGGTGTCAGATTTGATACAGCTAACGAAGGTTATACATCTCGTTACACCCACGAAACAGTGGCTTTAGCATTCGCTTTAACTGAAGAAGCTGTTGAAGATAACCTGTATGACAGGCTAGGAGCAAGATATACTAAAGCATTAGCAAGATCTATGGCTAATACCAAACAGATCAAAGCAGCATCTGTTCTAAACAACGCGTTTAGTACAGCAGGTGGCGATGGCGTATCTTTAATTAACACTGCTCACCCTCTAGGGGGAGGCGGTACTTTAGCAAACAGAGCTACCACTATGGCGGATCTTAATGAAACTTCACTTGAAGACGCATTAATTAATATCTCTACATTAACAGATGATAGAGGTCTTAACATTGCTCTTAAAGGTGCAAAGCTCATTATTCCACCACAATTAGTATTTGTGGCTGACAGATTACTTAACTCTCCAGGTAGAGTTGGCACATCTGACAATGACATAAATTCTATAAACAATACTGGTATGCTACCTGAAGGATATGTTGTAAATAACTATCTAACAGATACTGATGCGTATTTCATTAAAACTGACTGTCCAGATGGATTTAAGTATTTCGAAAGATCTCCAATGTCAACATCATTAGAGGGTGACTTCGATACAGGTAATATGAGATATAAAGCTAGAGAGCGTTATAGCTTCGGTTATTCAAACTTCAGAGCCGTTTACGGTTCTCAAGGGGCTTAAGGAACGATTTATTGTAGCGTTTCTAACTCAACTACAATTCTTAAGGGAGCTTCGGCTCCCTTTCTTTTTTCTAAAAGAAGGTATATGATTTAGTTCTAGGGTTTATTAACTTGTTCTACAGACTGACCTAGCAGACAAGCCAAGACGGTAGAACTTATTTCCTTAGGAGGAAATTATGGCAAAATCGACATTCTCAGGTCCAGTCAAGTCATTGGCAGGATTTATTACAGCAGGTGTTAACAGCACTGTTAGTCTGACAGCAGACACAACATTAACTGTTGATGCTCATGCTGGAAAAATATTATTATGTAATGATGCAGATGGTAAATTTACTTTACCTTCAATCGTTACAACAACACCAAATGATCCAACAGATCCAAATCAGTTAAACAACATTGGTGCTTCTTTCTATTTCTATATAGAAACAGCAGCTACTGATCTTGATATTAAAACTGATGGTACTGACAAGTTTAAAGGTGCTGTGTTTACAGCCGTAGATGACGGTGTTGAAAAAGCTTTCGTACCAAGTGCAGATAATGATGTCATTACATTAAATGGCACAACTAAAGGCGGTATAGTTGGTAGTGTTGTTCAAGTAACAGCTATAGATGCAGCAACATACTTAGTCCATAACTCATTATTAATTGGTTCTGGAACTTTAGTAACACCATTCGCTGACGCGTAAGGAGTAGATTATGGCAGATGCAGTAACATCACAAACAATTCAAGACGGTGAAAGAGTTGCTGTTATGAAGTTCACCAATGTATCTGATGGTACAGGTGAATCGGCTGTAAAAAAGGTAGACGTTTCTGCACTAACACCAAATAGTGCAGGAGAGTCTTGTACTTCTGTTTCTGTTGCTAGAATATACTGGGCTACAAGAGGTATGGGTGTAAATATTGAATTTGATGCTACATCTAACGTGTTATTAACTGGTTTACCATCAGATAGCACAGGTGATGAGTATTATGATTTATTTAGTGCTATACCTAATAATGCTGGTTCAGGTGTTACTGGTGATATTGACTTTACGACTGTGGGACATTCAAGCGGAGACACATACTCTATTATTTTAGTTTTGAATAAAAACTATTAATGAATGGCTACTACTAGAAGCAGAAGACAAAAACCTATAGCCAGAACAACAGGTAAAGGTGGTAATTACCGCCCCACTAAAAAAGGGGCGGGAATGACCCGTAAGGGCATAAAAGAACATAGAAGAAAAAATCCTGGCTCTAAACTTAAAGGAGCTGTTACAGGTAAAGTTAAAAAAGGATCTAAAGCAGCAAAAAGACGTAAAGCCTACTGTGCTAGATCTTTAGGGCAACTTAAACGTAGCTCTAAAAAAACAAGAAACAATCCTAATTCAAGAATTAGACAAGCAAGAAGAAGATGGAAGTGTTAAATGGCAAAAAAATCTAAAACTAAAAAAGACGCTTGTTACCATAAAGTCAAATCTAGATATACTAAATGGCCATCTGCATACGCAAGTGGTGCTTTAGTTAAATGTAGAAAAGTTGGTGCAAAAAATTGGGGTAATAAATCAAGACAAAAAAAAGCAAACGGTGGCTTTGTTACTGTTAGAGGACAAGGTGCTGTTATGTCAAACAGATTAAGATAATGGCTGAAGAAGGGTTAAAAAAATGGTTTTCACGCAATAAAGGCAAAGGATGGATTGATTGTAAAACTGGCAAACCATGTGGCAGAAAATCAGCAACAAAATCAAAAAGACCATATCCGGCTTGCAGGCCTACAAAAGCACAATGTACAGATGCTAAAAAAAAGAAAAAAGGTCCTGGTAGAATTAGTTGGGAAAAAAAGTCCAGAGGAGGACCTATGAATAAAAACAAAGCAGACTTAAACAAAGACGGCAAGTTATCTTCATACGAAGAGGCTAGAGGCAGAGCTATAGAGAAAGCTATGGCAAAACAAAATAGAGTCAAAAAGGAAAACGGTGGTTTTATAGCTAAAGGCTGTGGTAAAGTTATGAATAACCGTAGAAAAGTAACTACAATTAGCTAGGAGAATATAATGGGTTATAAAAATAGCAAAGGCAGTTCAGTGATGAAAAAGTCTAAAGGCGGAAGCATTATGAGAAAATCAAAAGGTGGAAGCATCATGAGAATGTCTAAAGGTGGATCTGTAATAGCTGGAAACGCAAACAGAAGAAGACAGAATAATAGTTAGCCAGTGGCTTATCTTATAAGTAATATTCCCCATTTTAAATGTTGGGTGAGAAGGGAATTTACTAACAATCACGAAAACTATCATGACGAATATTTGCACGCGTTAGCTATTGCTGTAAATACAATTCCTGATAGATCTCTAAGCTTTCAAGTGGTTTTTACAGGCGAAGAAGCTAACTGCGAAGACTGGGACGAAGGTAATATACATGGTGGTGCAATGTGGGCTAGGATGCCTATACAAGGTCTTGTAGCCGATATTCCTATGGAGGATTACCCACAACCCATGGAAGATCATTTAGTACAACCCTGGGATTGTGAATCAAGAGATCATTCAGTAGTTGTTATGGATAGAGTTAGTTCTTCACCATGGTTAGCAAAGATAGGTTCTGACTTTTACAAAGCTAAATATTTATTTACTGTAGACTATACAAATTCACATATTGCAGATGATTCTGCACAACACAAGCAATCTCATGTATTATATATAACAGAAGATTGTAAATGGAAAGGCAACTTAGTTGCTTTACCAAACAACAGAGTAAGGGCTACAAGTCCTGCTTTGTGGGTTACAGGCGAAGGACCTCCAGACTTTAAACCCTCACAATGGGTTCATTCTGCTGAAGGTCATGAAAGCTATTTAGACCCTGCAATTACATTTAATAACCTATACGAGGAATAAATGGCATTATCAGGAAGCACAGATTTTGAACCAAATGTAGCTGAGTTTATAGAAGAAGCATTTGAAAGATGCGGACTAGAACTTAGAACTGGTTATGATTTAAAAACAGCTCGTAGGTCTATAAATCTAATGTTGGCTGAATGGGCTAATCGTGGTTTAAACCAGTGGACAATAGAACAAGCAACACAGACTGTTACTGAAGGCACTTCTAGTTATTCTTTAAATTCTAATGTTATTGATGTCTTAGATGTAGTTTTACGCAGAACTGTAAACCAAACACAAACTGATATAAGCATGAATCGTATTAGTAGATCTGAATATATCAACATACCAAACAAAGAAACAAAGGCCAGGCCATCACAATTCTTCTTTGATAAATTAACAACACCAGCTCTAAAGGTCTGGCCTGCACCTGAAAACAGCACTGATGTATTAGTGTTTAATAAATTAGTAAGAATGGATGATGCAGACAAAGCAACTAATACTATGGATATGCCATTTAGGTTTTATCCTTGTTTTGTAGCAGGGTTGGCTTATTACTTATCACTAAAGAAAAATCCACAATTAACGCCACAACTCAAAGCTATGTACGAAGAAGAGTTCCGTAGAGCTGCTGATCAAGATGAAGACAGAGCTTCATTTAGGGTTAGACCAGATATAAGGATGAGATAGTATGGCATACGCTCTTGGTAAATTTGCACGAGCTCTATGCGATAGATGTGCGTTTGAATACAAACTAAGTGAACTAAGAGAAGAATGGAATGGTGCTAAAGTTTGTTCAGAGTGCTACGAACCCAAACATCCACAATTAGAACCACTTACAGCTACAGCAGATCCAGAGGCGTTATATAAACCAAGACCTAATAACGACCAGGAAGAAGGTGAAGGTTTTGTAGTTGTGGTAAATTCTAATATATTCAAACCAGACTTTATGAATCCAGCAACATTACCTGCTAACTTCACAGTTGCTAAGATGACAGGTGAACTAGGTGAGGTTACAATAGTTACATGACATTAGCAGAGTTAAAAACACTAATACAAAACTATGTAGAGAACTCAGAGACTACATTTGTAAATACTCTTGATGATTTTATTAAAAATGCTGAAGATCGTATATTTGAACTGATACAGCTTGATTATTTCCGTAAGAATGTATCCGGTTCTTTAACTGCTGGTAATACTTATCTAACAGCACCAACAGACTTTCAAATGTCTTTTTCTTTAGCTGTTATTGATAGTAATGGTGATTATCATTATTTAGACAAAAAACACACTACTTTTATGCGTGAATACTCCGTAGACCCTACAGACGCTACTGAAAGAGGTAGACCATTGTATTACGCAGACTTTGATAAAGAACTCTCTACAGCGTCTGACAATGGTTCTACGCTTATTGTAAGCCCAGTACCAGATCAAGATTATAGTGTAGAATTACATTATCTTTACAAACCAAATTCATTAGTTACTGACACTACAGGAACCTGGCTTTCACAAAACGCTAGAAATGCTTTATTATATGGTTCATTAGTGGAAGCTAATATATTTTTAAAGGGTGAAAGCGATATGCAACAGCAATACGAGCAACGCTTTTTACTAGAAATAACTAGATTGAAAAATCTTGCAGAAGCTCGCGGAAGGAGGGATGAATACCGTTACGATTCTTTGAGGTCAACGGTATCGTAAAAAATACATGGAAAAAATTGAAAGTCTGAAAGGTAAATCAGTTGCCATCGTTGGCATGGGTAAAAGCTGGTTTGATTATAATCTTGCAAAATCACACGGAGTCCACTTTGATGAAGTTTGGGTAATTAATGGTGTTGGTTCTGTAATCTATCACGACAGAGTGTTTATGATGGATCCTGCATCCAGGTTCTTAGATACTGATGATGCTGGTGGTCAAACAGAAAGCATGAAAAAAATGTTACAAGAACATCCAGGTCCAATATACACCTGTGAGCTTGATGATAGATGTCCAGGATTAGTTGAGTATCCACTAGAAGAAGTGGTTAATTACTCAAACTGTCATTATCTAAATAACACTGTGGCTTATGCTGTAGCTTTTGCTTATTGGAATGAAGTAGCAAATATTAAAATGTTTGGTGTTGATTTTTCTTACAAGGGCAACTTACATTTTGCTGAAGCAGGTAGAGGTTGTGTAGAGTTTTGGCTATCTAAATGCATATCAGCAGGTATGCAAGTAGAGGTAGCACATACCTCAGGTTTGCTAGATACAGATGTTCCAGCAGAACAAAAGCTTTACGGTTATCACAGGTTAAAAAACCCATATATCATTTTAGTCGATGAAGAGGGTATTAAACTAGAAAGAATAAATGACCTTGAAATAGTTAAAAAAACACAAGAACCTGTACTAATTGATAGGCACGATACACACCTAAAACCAGTAGAACCTAAAAAATGGTAGATGAAATAACACCAGCTGGTATGCCTGGGTTAGGTCTTATAGAAGCTAAAACTACCAATTTTGGCGGCCACCCACCTGAGTTTTGGGCAGAGAGACTTACTGAAAAAATTGTAAGTTCTTCTGACTCTAGCGATCCATATATACAAGAGCAGGCTAGAGCCTATAAAGAACTTATTTATAAGGTTTGTTTGATTTATATAAATAATGCGTTAAAATCCTATAAAGCTACTCTTGTACAAGAATTAGTTAAATCTGGTGATGCTGAGTTAGCTGATATAATAAAAAGGATATAATATGGCTATAACATCAACACTAACAACTAGCTTTAAAAAACAGCTTTTAGAAGGAGTTCATAACTTCAAAAACTCTGGAGGCGGTACTTTTAAATTAGCTTTGTATACAAGTTCGGCTACCCTAGGTGCTACTACAACAGCATTTACTACTACAGGACAAGCAAGTGGTACAAATTACACTTCAGGTGGAAACGCTCTAACAAGAGTAGATCCAACATCAAGTGGTACAACAGGTTTTACAGACTTTGCTGATTTAACTTTTGGTACAGCTACTATTACAGCTAGAGGTTGTATGATCTATAACTCATCTGCAACTAATGCTTCTGTTGCAACAATAGACTTTGGAGGAGATAAAACTTCTACAGCAGGTGACTTTACTATAGTTTTTCCAGCAGCCGCAGCAGCTACAGCTATTATAAGAATAGCTTAGGCTTATGCCTGATGCAGGATGGGGTCGTGGTGCCTGGGGATCAGAAGGTTGGTCTTCTGATGCCGTATCTGTCACATTATCAGGATTAGCAGCCACAAGTGCTTTAGGATCTGTATCTACAGACGCAGAAGCTAATGTAACACTAACAGGACAATCAGCTACAAGTGCTCTTGGCACACTATCAGTTGTAGCAAAGGCAAATCAAACACTAGCATCTCAAGTTGCAACAAGTGCTTTAGGCACACTTTCTACAGTTGCTAAAGCTAATGTTACTCCAGCATCTCTAGTCGGCACAACCAATGCACCTGTAGTAGGTGTAAATGCTCAAGCAATAGCAACAATACAAGGTGCAATAGGCACTGTTGGAGCTGTATCAGTTGATGTAGATGGTGAAGCTAATGTTCCTGTAGCAGGCTTAAGTTCAACAGCTAGCGTAGGATCTGTAATAGTTCATCACAATGAAGTTGTTAATGTTACTGGTCTTTCTTCTACAAGTGCTGTTGGTAGCGTTACAACTATAGCAAAAGCCAATGTAACTCCTACAGGCCAAGAAGCAACCGGATCTGTTGGAACCATAACTCCTACTGGTGTTGGAAATATAACGCTTGCAGGTGTTGCCGGAACAAGTGCTATAGGTTCTGTAAATGTTGCTCTTGGAGTTACCTTCTCTATTTCAGGTCAATCAGCAACAGGATCAGTTGGAGAAACATCAACAATAGCTAAAGCAAACGTATCACCAATAGGAGTAGAAAGCACAGGATCGGTTGGAAGTGTATTAATATGGTCTCTAGTAGATGACAAACAAACCAGGAGTTACACTAATATTACAGACGATCAAACTAGTGGTTTTAGCGATATTAATAAAACACAAACTAAAAATTATGCTAATATAAATACTGACCAAAGTTCATCCTTTGCTGAAAACAATGAAACACAGACCCCAAACTGGGAAGAGGTAGCATAAAATATGGCAACATACGTAAATGATTTAAGGTTAAAAGAAATAGCCACAGGCGACGAGTCAGGAACTTGGGGGGCATCTACAAACACAAATTTAGAGTTAATAGCAGAAGCATTTAGTTACGGTACTGAGGCTTCATTCAGCTCAGATGCAGATGCAACAACAACTATAGCTGACGGTGCAACGGATCCAGCTAGAAGTTTATATTTAAAAGTAACTTCTGGTGCTAGTTTAACAGCAACCAGAACTCTTACTATTGCACCTAATACCGTATCAAAAATCTGGATTATAGAAAATGCAACATCTGGATCTCAATCAATTAATATATCCCAGGGTAGCGGGTCAAACGTAACTATACCTAACGGGGACGTAAAAGTAGTTTATTCAGACGGAGCAGGTTCAGGTGCGGCTATTGTAGATGCTTTTATCAATTTAAAAGTTACAGATCCTGCACAAACCAACATAACAAGCGTAGGTGCATTGAATGGTGGATCAATTACATCAGGTTTTGGATCTATAGATAATGGCTCATCAGCTATTACAACAACAGGCACAGTTACTTTTGGTACTTTATCAGATGGCAGCATTAATATTGCAAACTTTATTGATGACGATACATTTGGTACAGCATCAGCTACAACAGTTGCTACTTCTGAATCCATCAAAGCCTATGTAGATAGCCAGGTAGGAACAGTAGATACATTAGCCGAGATCCTTGCTAATGGTAACACTACAGGTGGTACAGATATAAGTTTAAGTTCAAGCGATATAACAGGTACAGGTAACATAAACATTACAGGTACTATACAATCTTCAGGAAACATAACAGGTACACTAGCTACAGCAGCTCAACCTAATATTACAAGTGTTGGTACGCTTACAGGTTTAAACGTTGCAGGAACTCCAACTTTTGATGGGCTTTTTGTTGATGGTGATACAGATTTAGGAAGTGCCACTAGAGGTGTTTCTTTTAGAACATTAGGCACAGGCTCATATAAATTAAGTGGTGGAAACAGCGCAGCTTCTGCCGCCGCATTTACTATAGATGCTAAAGCTATTGACACGGCTGACTTATATTTAGCGACCGATGGTGTTAATCATTTAAAAGTTGCTCAAAACGGAGACATCTCCTTCTACGAAGATACAGGCACAACTCAAGCTCTATACTGGGATGCTAGTGCTGAATCGCTTGGAATCGGAACGACTAGTCCTAGTGTTCCTTTACATGTAGCAGGTGGAAGCTCTGGTACTAATCAATCGCTTTTTAGAACATCATCAGGCGGAGGTGGTGGCTTTCAAATTGTATGTTCTGATTTAAGTGTTGCAAATCCAACATGGCAATTAAATACATTCTTTGGTGAACAACTAGCTTTTGGAGACGGTACTTCAGAACACATGCGTATAGACTCATCAGGAAACGTTGGAATTGGAACTGATTCGCCTGTTGCAAAACTTCATATTGAAAATGGCGATATACGTATTGAGAAAGATACGAAAGCCACGATTGGATTTAGAGGACATACTACAGGCTCAACAGCGTTAGCTTTCAGAGATTCTAATGCTGCCGTAGACCGCATGACCATAGACTCATCAGGCAACGTTGGAATTGGAACGAGTAATCCTGGTGTAAATCTTCAAGTTAGTGAAAATGGTACTTGTAATTTCCGTATGACTGATTCTTCATCTCCTTCAACATATTCACAGTTTGTTAGTGCTAACGGAGTTTTGCAAATAAGAGCTGATGGTGGTAATGCTCAAGGTGGTTCTAGTATGCAATTTTTTGTAGACACAGATGAAGCCATGAGAATAGACTCATCAGGCAACTTGTTGGTGGGTACTACTGATACAACTTTATATAATGATAGTTCTGATGAATATGGAATGGTATTTGAGCCTACAGGAGAATCTCAATTTTCTGCAAACAACAGAACTTTAATGTATCTCAACAGACAAAATGGCGATGGAACTATTGTAGATTTCCGCAAAGACGGCACAACAGTTGGAAGTATTGGTACTAATAGCTCAAGATTAAATATAGGAAGCGGTGATGCTGGTCTTTTAATTGCAGGTGATTTAGATAATATTACTCCTTGGAATAGTACAACAGGTGCTAGTAGAGATGCAGCAGTTGATTTAGGAAATTCAGGTGTTAGATTTAAAGACCTCTACCTTTCAGGCGATATAACATCTTCAAGATTCAGCACTGATGGTGACGGCATTAAAATGGGTGCAGGTTTAGGCATTAAATTTGATGCTTATGCAAGTGGTAATGTTCTTGACGATTATGAAGAAGGTAGTTTTACTCCTACATTAACAACTGATGGTACAGATTTTACAAGCGTTACTTATGATGCAAGAACAGGTGGTTCTTATACTAAAGTTGGTCGTTTAGTGCATTTTCAATTAACAGTAGTTACAGATGCAATTACAGCAGGTTCAGCTTCAGGTGGAGTTGTAATTGGTGGATTACCTTTTACACCCGCTACTGTATCAGGAGCAGGAACTGACCAATATACTGCTGTTTCTGTAACATTTGGTTCAAATTGGAATGCTGCTAACAACCCTACTTCAGCTAGAGTACATGAAACATCAGCATATATTAATTTGTATAGAGATGGCACAACAACAATAGCAGTTGCAGATGCACAAACTGGTGCTAATGATAACTATATTAATATTGCAGGAACTTATACAACAACATAACAATTTAACAATATACCTAGTGGATGCTAGGGTACGGACAAAGGAGAAAATAGAATGGCAATAACAAAAGAAATAATAGAAGATAAAATAGAAGTTGTAGGAGACTACAAAACTATACAAGTAAGAACAGCTACAGTCATCAAAGAAGATGGCGTAGAGCTTAGTAGGTCTTTTCATAGACACGCATTAGAATGTGTAAGCTCTGTAAAGAATGATGACGATACTTGGACTCATACAGATACAGACGTATCAGGAGAGTCTACAGAGGTTCAGGGCATAGCTTCAACAGTTTGGACAGACGCAGTTAAAACTGCAAAAAGAAACGCTAACGAAAACACAGGAGAATAAAAATGGCAATTAATTATACTTGGAACGTTTCAACAGTTGATACATACCCAACACTAGATGGTAATGCAGACGTTGTTTATAACGTGCATTGGAGATTAACAGCAGAAGACGATGCTAATCAGGATGCTGATGGCAACAACATTACTGCTACTTCATACGGGACTTGTGATTTAGATACTTCAGACATTTCAAGCTTTACAGCTTTTGCAGATTTGACAGCTTCTGACGTACAAAGCTGGGTTGAAGGAGTTTTTGGAGCTGATGATGTTGCAGAAAAAAAAGCAGTATTAGATGCAAAGATAGCTGAAATCATCACACCAACAAGCGTTACTAAGACTATAGGTAGTTAATTTTAATAATATAAAAAAAGGAGAAAAAAATGGAGAAGAAACAATTTTTATTAGGTATGTTACAACTTATTGACGTAGCAACTAAAAGAGGTTCTTGGAATGGTGATGAATTAGAAGGCGTTGCTATTTTAAGAAAAGAGGTGGTTGAGCAACTCAAAGAGTTTGCTGAGCCAGAAGAAACCCAGGATCTTACAGAAGATCCACAACCAGAGGAAGATGAATAATGGCAGATATAATTATGTGGGTAACCACTATTGTCACAGTTGCTTCTATAGTTGCAGCAACAACTCCTACACCCAAAGATGATGCTTGGATTGGTAAGCTGTATAAATTTATAGATTTATTAGCTCTTAACATTTTAAAAGCAAAAGACAAGGGTAACTAGTATGGGTATTTTTGCAAAATTATGGGATAAAGTTACTGGCACCGAAAAAGTAAAAGTAAGAGCCAGGAACAAAAAAGGACATTACGTTGCAGATGATAAAT